GGCAGCACTGAGCCATGTTGCCGTGTTTAGCGATAAGTTCCGGGATGCTGGTCATAGCCACCACCCTATTTCCTTAAGCGCCAGGATGACCAAGGGCGCACTGAGAATTGTTACCATGATGATGTTAGTCATAATGGCCCTACCATCTTTGACATAAATGTGTCAACGAAGTCCTCTTTCTCCAGTCTCTCAAGCAACATCCGATACGCCTTGAGCTGATATTCCTCGTTCAGCGACAGGTCGCCGTAACTCTCCAGGCGGCCGATATTCTCGGCCAGGGATTCTTTAGTTACTTTTGCCATTCTTCACCTGCCGCACGCTCACCTACCACATATGTTTTAGTGTCTGTGATATACCCGCCTTTATTCAAATTGTACTGATTCACCGTCTCCCGGCGCAGCTCGTTCAGCGTCGCAAGGGTCTTCTCTACGGCAGCGATATGCTCGTCAATCTGTTTCAGCTTGTGCTCGCCTTCGAAGCGGTCATAACAACCGGCAGCGGCGATGCTGGCGGCTTCGTATTCTTGGTTAGTCATTTCAATAACTCCACAATATAGGCCAGGCTAAACACAGCTACAGACCAAAATAGGAAACCAACAAAGAGATTAAAACGTCTGCCGATGTAGAAAGCAGAAATACCAACAGGCGCGCCTAAAGCGTAAAGCCATATATCACTCATTTCCGTTTCTCCAGCATGCGGTCCAGGTGGCGGTTGTTATTCACAGAGCCGAAGCTATTGCGTGATAGCAGTTCTTCACGGCTCGGCATCGGGCGGTTCAGCTTATCGTACTTAGGTGCTGCCGTAGATACGCCGTATTGTTGGTAATCGTATTGGTCAAACATGGTTAACACCTCTCTTTGGCGCTTCAATAATTTCACCGCCTGAACGGCAAGACCTAGCTTGCAACACCTGCATGTGCGCAACACCAGCAGCCACCGCAGCAATGGTCACTACAACTGGTTGTGTCTTATACGCAGCTTTCAGAGCCTGCATCGCGGCCCACCAGTAAGACTCAGGCGCTACCAGACCGATGCTGTGAACAGCCAGGCGGGCCATGATTTGTGCGTCTTCAAACGCGAGTTTGTCGGTGATTTTCATTGGTTAGTCTCCTGCTCAGCTAAGGCGTCTTTTAACTGCTGTTCTGTTTTAGCCAGTTCATGCTTCCACCCATCTCTGGACTTATCCGTGGTTGCATTAGCAATTTTATATTTACATTCGAAAGCCCAAGACTTAAGGCTCTTAATTTCTTCCTGTAGTGTCATCTCTTCGACCTCATGTTGTATGGTGTAATAAGACTATAGGCCGGTCGTAGATATTATGCAACTATTATTTGCGAATAAGATAAAAAAAAAGCCCCGAGGGTTAGTCGGGGCAAAGGCTGGCTGGGTGGAATTTGGTACATCGAGGAGGGTTGCGCATCCGGGGACTCTGTTAACCCGGTCGTGTCTGCTCAATGCAAACTGACTATACCAGACTAATTAACCGCGCGTCCAATCTTTTCTGCTTCCTGCCACGGCTTACCGTCGAACAGGGCGAGACGACCGGCAACACGGCGGCGCAGTCCTAGCACAGGTTTCCCGTTCTGGTTGATGAATAGAGCCAGCTTAGCTCGAAGGGTCTTCACGTCACCAGCTCGCAGCGCTTGGCCGGTTCCGGTGGTTGACGCGATGACGCCAGGGCCCGCGTTAAACACCAGGTCAACCACAGCGTCGAACTGCGCCTGGGTTAACGACTGGTGCGCTACGGCGTCGACAGCCTTGACTGAGGCTGACATATCCTGGTTCAGCAACAGAAGGCCCTGACCTGGCGTGATGCTGCCGTTGGGCGGGTTCTTACCGGTGTGGCCGTAGCCCCAGGTATACAGGCCGATGGATTTCTCGTGAGCTGTTGCGAAATACGGCTTAGGAGAGAACGTTTCCCAGGCTTTGGTGAACTGGATTCCGTTATCGCTGATTGTTCTTGGCATGGATGGTTCTCCGGTATTTTATGTATCGCGTCGACTTCACCGCCAGGCTACGAATGCCAAGCAGGGAGTACAAGACGACGATTGTCGATGTGAGGTGTTCAGGAATGCTCGCGCTGGTATATCGGATTAATCCGGCAACACTGGTAAAGGCGAGCGCCATATACAGCATGCGCCCGACCAGACCGTCTTCTATCCAGTGGGCGTAGATGTTGACCAGAGCTGTGACCAGGATTACGAGCAGACAAACTACGCCAACAGGCGAGTTGATGAAGTGCATATTATTTACTCCACGGTAACCTGATGTTGCCGATGGATGCGTCCGCAGCTTCGAATAGCTTCAACCAGAACATACCAACGCCAAACGGCACCAGGTACTGACCATCAGAATTTGATAACTCATAGTAACTGATAATCACTGGGGATGCATATACGGCACAGGCCGCGCCGGCGGCCAGATGACAGAGGCGACGCCACCATGGAATAGTCTCGCCCTTCTTGATTTGGGACACGGCACCGCCGCAGATGGCCGCGATAGCTAGCCAGAAGTGTTTATCGTCCATCGGTGAGAGGACTCCGTATAGGTTGGTTTCCATACGGAGATTATCAGATTGTCAATAGAGAATCACTTATTTTTAGGATTTATCCGAAGCACGCCAGAGCACGTATTGACGTTTTTCCGGGATATGCGGGATATCTTTCATGCCGAGTTTGCGCCAGTGCAGATAAATCTTACGGGCGATTAAAGCGCGTTCTTGTGTCGGGAATTCACCCATACGGATGGTCTTATCCCCGTCGTAGAAATACGCGGACCACATATTACGCTGTGGCACGAGACTAACACCAGGTACGTGGAAATCCTCTGTCTGCTTACGCGTCTTGCTCTTTATCGCCCGGCGCTTCGGATAACTGAGCGGCTCACGGCGTTCGATTTTACGCGACGAAATAAGGCTGCCGCTGTGCTTCAGGATGTCAGTTGCGAGGCTCATTTCTTAGCCCCACACAACATGCATAAGGTTTCCCCACTGAAATTGCGGCCCCAATGATGCTCACATTCATTTGCCGTTGGTGCATCAAGCTCCCGCGCACGGACAGCACTATCGACGATGTCCTGCAAGTCCTCGGCAGCGTCTTTATGCCCGCGCTGTCCGACAGCCAGGGCTTTCTTAATCAGATGCTGCAACGCCGGGTTGCGCACATCCCATGCCTTCAGGACGTCGTATACATCGACGAAGACGCCCGGTTTAATCTCACGCTGATATTTATTGTTCAATTTGGATTCTCCCCTGTTCTGTACCATTCATCGAGTAATTCATCCTGTTCCTTGCGGTCGGCGGCGCGTTCTTCGTCTTCAGTCATACCTTAAACAATTCCATCAATGTTTCCGGGTCGTGCCCGTACCGGATAACAGCATCCAGTAACTTCTGGTGTTCTGCTTCAAGGGCCGCATAGTCCTCGTACTTAACCCATTCTCCGGTGTTACGAACGTGCATTCTGGTATCGTTGTAATTCTCAGTCTTCATGCGGTAGCGCTTGACCATTCTCACTTATCCTTATTCAATCGTTTCGTGTTACAGAACGCCCGGACCTGAAAGTCTTCGGGCTTGTTGTCGAATGCCAGAGGCGCGTTCTCTGCGTTACGTGCTGCCGTGAGGCACGCCTCCAGTGTGTAGAACGTCTCAGTGCCTTCCAGATGGAGCTGGCCTGCGCTGAGTACCCATACGAACAGGACAGTTGTCATAACTGGGTGTCCTCTTTGCGTACGCCTGCTTGTTCAGGCATGCCATGGTTCTCGTGGAATCCTAACTCGCGCTCGGCGTTCTTTCTGGCTTCGACGGCATCACCGAAATTAGTGAAACGGCCTAAAAACGTATATTCGCCGTCGCATTTTATCTGCGCCACCCATTTTTGGTTAATATGGTCGAACGAAACGCCAGTAACACCAGATGTATTCCGCTTGCTGAGGCCAACATTCTGGCAGTTACCTACGCGTTTAACTTTGCGAAGATTACATAGCCGGTTGTCATCTTTTACGTGGTTAATATGGTCTATCTCTTCTCCTGGGCCTAATTTATCATCCGGGTGTACAAGGTCCCAGATAAAGCGGTGGACAAGATACTTTTTACCCATAAATGTCATCTGCAAATACCCATGTGCGTGTCGGCTGCCGATTGCTTTACCAACTTTAACGCCTCCCCGCGGTTTAGCCCAACTAAGGACACCGGTTTCCGGATTATATTTTAGTAAGTCAGTCATTAGATAGACCTCGCAAATAAAGTATCTCCTTCTGCAACAGACTTACGGCGGCCTCTAATTCTTCAACTTTGGCGCGTTCTACGCGTAAATTGTTACGTAGCGGGCCGCAAGTATTCTCCAGCTCCTTAACGCGGCGCTCGGCGGCACGGGCGCGGTCGAAGAGGTCAGCTTTAGGCCGGCCGCCCGTGCCGGTCAGTTTAATCTGGCACGCCTCAACATCGGCAGCTAGGGCCCTGTCGTTCAGACCCGGTGTGGTCGCCTCTTCGCGCAAGAAACGCTCCATGCTCTCATGCACCGGGTCTATGCCGTCCAGCATTTTACCGAGGATATCAAACACAGCATGAGCCAGACGTGACGCTGAGGCCGGGATACCGCTGCCGGATGCGAGCAGGTCTACCATCGCCTGCTGGTGGTCTTTGAGAGTAGCCATTATTCTTCGTCCTCTACCACACCGTAAACAGAATGCGAGTCCCCATCACAAATAAGCGAAAGGCCTAAGCTGCGCAGTTTCTCTAACCCTTCGATTGTTAATAAATCGTACATTGTCTCTGTCTCCGTTGGTTAACTGATACTCATATTAGCTGAGTAGTATCGTGGTGTCAACGCAATTTCTTCAGCCACGCAGGATTCGGTCGGTAATGGCGCGGGCGAGTCGCCCACTGACGCCACACCTGCACCACGTAACGCTCGCTGCCGTTGAGCTGGTAGACCAGGACGATTACCCCGATGCGCGTCTTACCGCTGCGTGGGTGCGTCCAGGTGACGATATCTTTTAGCGCGAACATTTCGGCTTGGCCTGGTAGTTGTTGCCTACGACGCGGAAACGTGACTCCTCGACGAACATGTACGGTAGAGGCCACTTTTTAGGAGACAGAGGTTTTGCCTTTGTGTGCTCGGGGCCGGGCTGGGTAATAACATAATAATCGCCGTACTTAATGGACTGGACTAGCTGGTCTTTCTTGAACATTTTCACACCTCTGCAATAGGATATATCTTAGTTACGCGTGCGACGGGGTTGAGAACTTGTATGGTAGTCAGACAAGCCTACCCACTAAACGCCCGCCCATTTGCGACAATGAACCTGGAGAAATCGTCATGGTCACTAATTTTAAAAGGAGATATGGGGCTGTGTGGCTCCCCTTTCGATTTAGCATATGCAGAAACCGCGGCGGCAATCCACGACATGAAACGAACGTTACGGGCCGCGCCAGTTTTATCGCAAGCTGTGAACACCATGAAAGCTACGAAACGAACGTTAGTACCTTCGACTTCGGCCGTTGCCGTAATTAAGTCCGCGTAAGCGATGCGCCGGGTTTTCATATTCGCGTGGCACTCGTGCGCAAAGAAATGGGTTTCGCCTGATTCTTTCCAGAACACGTACTCTTTACCTTCGAATGTGAATTTGTCGCCTGCGTTCATTTTTGTTACTCCGGTATGTTTCGTTTCTATAAATTAATATTACGTTAGTAATACCCGTAGTGCAAGCCCTTTTTAATAAAATAAATCACAGCCAACATAATTCTTTTCGCTGCCGGTAGTCACTTTTATCTTTGCTGCCGTGTGTCGTGCATGAATGAATAAAAGTCTAACGGACGGAGGGGTGGTGGACAACACCCCCATCCAGTCTGTTAAGACTAAGTCCGTCCGTTTGTCCGTCGGCAACAAAACCCTTATAAATCAAGCCGGACAAGCCGGACGGACAGGTTGTCCGGCAACTAATCTTGTCCGACGATTTTGTCCGCATAACTATTCACTTTGTCCGCATAACTATTCACAGCCAACATTGTCCGACGACACTGATTTTTCAGTCCGACAGGTCATCATCTTCCTGTGTTGGCTGCACATCTTCGAAGTCTTTTGGTGCTTGTGGTACCCTGAACATAGTGTGGCGGTCGTCTTCTCCGTTCTGCAAACGCCCCTTATTATCTTTGCCATAACACAGGATGCCGCGCTCGGCTAACTCTTTAACACAGGCCCGACGTCGCTGATTACCACCGCCCGGGATGCGCTTCATAATCTCACTGATGGCGTAACCCTGTGGTCGGTTATCTTCAGCCTGTAACTCTTCGATAGCTGCCAGGACAGCAGCCTCGTCGCCTTTAAGCTGCGGCTTGTCTTTGGTCTGCTTCACCGCCTGACGACCAGCATCGGCAGCCTTCGAGTCGAACGGCAGCAGGGCCACAGGGATAAGAACTAATGTCTCGTCGCGCGGTTGTGAGTCCAGAGGCTTAACGGTCTGGCCTTCAAGGAACGCAGAGAAGTCCGGGGCTTCACGGTCTGATTGCAGCGCCAGGATAGCGTCGGCGTGGCCCTGCGCGACTTCAATCTTGCACTTAGCCAGCAGGAAGCCGCGGGGCAACTGCTTGGTGCTGCCGCGGGCCTTCTCCATGTAGAAGTTCAGGCGCAGCGGTTCGGACTCATCCGGCTGTTCGATGAAGTACACGAAGTCAACCGCACCATGCAGCGCGCCGGATCCGCGACCGATGCGACGGGTGCCTTTCTCTGATTTGGCCGGGTGGTGGACTACGCCAGCACATGCCCCAGTCTCATCGGCAATCGCCTTGAGCGCGGACGCTACTGTACCCATATCCGAAGAACTGTTCTCATCGAACGGCTTATCGGAAAGCGCGACAGACTGGTTCAGGGAGTCGAAAGCTACCAGGCCAACCGGGTCGGTGCCCGCCGTTGTGCGGATATGGCGGATAATGGCGCGCCGGCCGGTCTTACTGGTGATATCCCAGCCCTCGGATTGCAGGTCGATGATGTGCAGCCAGTCCAGGTCGTCGCCGTAGGTCTTCTGGAGCGCCTGCTTGCGGTCCAGCGTCGTGCTGCCACCCTCGGCATCGAAATAGAAGCTGTGCGATTTGATGACTTTCGCCCCGGCAAACGGAAGGCCCGCTGACGCGCACGCCATCTGACCAAGCAGGAAGAATGATTTACCAATGTTGGACTCGCCCACCAGCTCGAACGTTGATTTGAAGTTGTACAGGCCGTCAATAATCGGGTCGCGCTTGGTGAACAACGCACAAGGCTCGTCCATCAGGTCTTCGTCCTGGCAGATGTGCGCATCCAGACCGTCCGCCGCCGCCTCTACCTGGTTACGGTGGCAGTGTTCGATTTCTTCCTCATCCATGAACGGGAACAGCTCGGCAATTTGCTTCTTCGAAATGTTATGCGCTTCGGGTAAATAACTATTCGGCACGCCGACAAGCTGAAGCATCATGTGCTGGTGGCTATTCAGGTTGCGACAGTGGGCGTGCTGGCAGACGAAGCGCACTTCCGGGTGCAGCGAATCCGGCAGCATGATAGCGGTGTCACCCTCAGTACCGTCGCGCCCGTCGGTATGGCTCATGTGGTTCGGACACTGGACAGCCCAGCCACGCCCGGACGACATCATCTCCAGACCCATCTCAAACGCCCAGCCAGCGATGGCCTGGGAATTTTCCGACGCGGCCGCCAGGGATTCTTCGGACCAGACCGTGTTGCCGGACTCACTCGGCGGCTCGTAGCCGTTATTCAGCATCTGCGTGACGCGTACCGGCTTGCCTTTGCCTTCCCAGAACTCGGCAGCGTATGGGGGTACAAACATGATGCGGGCGCGCTGGCAGGCGGTCATGTCAACGCCTTCCATCTCATCCAGGCCAATCCAGTTAAGGAAGCTGTGCTGCACGTGCCAGATTTCATCCGCGTCCATCGGGCGATTGGTCGGGATAAGGAAGCGCACCGCGCGCACATCAGCGCCACCTTTAAGTGCGTGGCGGTCGGAGCTAGTTCCGTGGGCGAAATAGGCGTAGCCCTTTTCGTCCAGCGTTCGGGTGACTTTGCGCACCTGGCGGGTCGTCACGCCGTCCAGGTCGATGAACAGGATAGAGCGGCCCAGCACGGTGTCGTTAGAGCGCACCTTATCTACGGCAGCGGCGATATAGTTCTGCTGTTTCTTCTTGCGGTCGTACTGTTCTTTGGTTTCATCGCCGGTGAATTCGATACCGAAAGACGGCTCATCGATATAGAGTTGCATCTCTTCGATGAATTCAGCCCAGGACGTATCATAGTTTTTGGCGCGACGGGATTTCGCATCGTTGCCGATGGAGAAGAGAATATTTTCCATGCTGCTACCTTTATTTGACTATTTTAGCAACACGGGGTTATACTCGCATTGCTTCGTTGACATTTCGTTGCAAACCACTTCGAGAAAAGCCCGCACTGTAATTGGTCGCGGGCTTACTTTTATCTTGGTATAAGTTGTACGCAGTTAGCCATCTGTTCTTCATCAAGCTCATGCGGAAAGCCTAATTGAGGGCTTTCAATACCCGACCCCTCAAACAGATACGCGACAGTTTCAGACTTCCTATATTTTAAAAGCTCCTTCGCCATACAGCGCACGACCTCGATAGGGGCCGTCGATGCAAACTCTGTATTAGACAATATCTCGTTAAGGTATTGTTGGCTGGGGTACTGTTTTTCCGTCATTCCGCATCTCCTTCCGCCAGCCAGCGCGGGTCTACTTCCAGCACGTCGGCCATCTTGAACAGCAGGTTCACATCGGCAATATTGTTACGCCCGCAGCACAGGTGGCTGATTGCCGATTGTGTCACGCCGCAGCGCTGCGCCATCTCAATTTGCATAATGCCTTTTGCGCGCATGGTTTCACGAAGGCGGGTACTAAACTCGGTCGGTTGTGGCTTCATTACATAGCTCCTTAGTTGTTTGTCGTCATAATATACATCAGTAATCCTGCGCCGTACAAGCTGAAAATTATTTTACTAAAGTGCTTGCATAACAGATTAGCTTAGTATTATAGTTCTCATCGTTAACCAACCGAGAGAAAAATAATGGCTACTTTGAATCAGCATTACTCGACCAAGACAACAGGAACGACGGTTCGCAAAACCTTTATGGTTCCCCTTTCTGAATTGTACGTGCAGCCCGGCTTTAACGTCCGCGACATCGACGCGGAGCAGGTAGAAGGCTTTCGCAAGGCGTATGTTGCCGGTGAGTTCGTGCCGCCGCTGGCGGTAGAAGTTACCAGTGGAGGCGTGAAGATTATCGACGGGCACCATCGTTACCACGGCGCGCTTCTGGCGGATGAAGGTCGGGGTGAGATTCGCCTGGAGTGCAAGGACTTCATCGGCAGCGAAGCCGACAAAGTGGCCTTCATGATTACCAGCTCGCAGGGCCGCCAGCTTTCACCTATCGAGCGCGCACAGGCGTACCAGCGTATGCGCAACCAAGGGTTGAGCAACAGCGAGATTGCCGAGAAGGTGAAGCGCTCCATCAGCGACGTGTCGCAGCATCTTCAGCTTATTGAGTGCGAGCAGCCCATTAAGGATATGGTGAAGTCCGGCGAGATGGGATTCACAACGGCGGTAGCCCTGCAAAAAGAGCACGGCCCTGAAGCCGGTAAAGTTGCACTTGAAATGAAACAAAAAGCTGTAGCTTCCGGTAAGACGAAGGTGACGAAGAATGTTTTTGGCGCAGGTAAAAGCAAACAAGTTGTCGCTATCATTTCCCGCGCTGAGCGCAACGGCAACTCATTCGACCTGCTGCCGGAGGACGCTGACGCGCTGGAAAATCTGATTAAAGAATATTTACAGCTTGCATAATCTATTAGTTTAGTATTATAGTTCTCATCACCGAAGGCAACGCCGGAGCCATAATCCGGCATATAAAAGGAACCATAAAATGTTAGACAAATTCCTGGTATTACTCGAACGTTTCGTTGTTGCCCACGAACTGATTGCAGCGAACTCTGCGAAACCGACTATTGAAGTTGACGCTGCTGCTGTAAAACAACACATCGTAGAGAGTGTTAAAGGTGGTGCTACCGCTGATGCGATTAAAACTGTAGCAGGCGGTGCTGGTCCTAAACAGGAGCCAGAAGACGACCTGGACGACGAAGAGCCGGAAGAGAAGCCAAAAACCCGCAAGCCTCGCCAGGCCAAACCGAAAGACGAGCCGAAAGGCCCGGACGTAGCGGCGCTGCGCGAAGATATTAAGACCATCGCGAAGGCCATCGCTGCCGGTGATTCCGACGAATGCGCCGACAAGTTCGACGAGCTGCTGGAGGACTACAAAGTCCGCACCGTTACCAAGCTGGCCGACGAAGACGTCGAAGCGTTCCACAAAGACGCTACTAAGCTGGTCGGCAAATACTACGAAATCGAAGACTAACAGCCGCGCCCTGGTTCGCCAGGGCCTTTTCTCAAGAGGGTTAAAGCAATGAAGAGACTTATAGTTACCATAGAAACTGCGTGGGTGGGCGCCGCGGAAACCGTAGAAGTTGAACTCGAAGGCGACGAAACAGAGGAAGAAATTGAAGCAATCGCCAAAGAGGAATTTCAGAATTACTGTAGCTATGGCTGGAGCATCGAAGAATGAAATACGCACTCTATGAAGCTGTAGACAACCGTGACGGCAAGCCGATGCTCTGGCTGCACGACACGGCCAATCACCGCGTTGCCGTGTTCTTCATCAAGACCGCGCCGTCGCGCATTAAGCAACGCACCGCTGCCGCGCCAGACGGGATTGTCTGGGAGCCGGAAACATCAATGCTGGTACATGCCCGCCTCGGCGACGCGAAGCATCTGGACGCGTGGGAGTTTCAGAGCTAATGAAACTAAAATCCAAGAACACCAGCGGCAGCAACCAACAACATGCCTTACTTTCGCCGTCGTCGGCCAAAAAATGGCTAAATTGCCCGGCGGCGCTGGCGTGTGAATTCGGTCTACCTAACGAGTCAGGACAAGCCGCGGTAAACGGCACGGTAATGCACCTGGTCGCGGAGACCGTGCTTAACCGCATCATTAAAGGCGAGGACGTGCGCGCCGACACGTACAAAGGCGTCTACGCACTGAACGAAGGGAAAGGCCCTATCAAGGCGCTGGTGAAGCCGGAGAAAGGCGCTGTGTTAATCACGGACGACTTCGTGTCGCAGGTCAACAAGTACGTCGACTATTGCCGCCCTATTATCGACGCTGCCGAGCTGGTCGAGGTGGAGTCCCGTGTTAACCTGACACGCGTTCTGCATCCTGGTATCGAACTAAACGGCAACCCACTACAGACGTTCGGAACGGCTGACCTGGTAGCCTTGTTGCCGCTGGTCAAGCATGAGTGCGAAGTCGGCCATATGCTCATCGTCGGCGACCTGAAGACCGGACGGCACAAGGTGCTGGCGAAAGAGAACAAGCAGATGATGCTCTATGCTCTCGGCCTGCTGCGTGTCTATAAGCGTCTGTACGACATTACGGCGGTGCGTCTGGTCATCTTCCAGCCGTATGCTGGCGGTGCTGACGAGTGGGACACAACACCGGAAGCACTGGAGCAGTTCGGCAAGTTCGCGCAGGGTCGCGCGCTCAAGGCTATCGACGCGTTCCAGCGCGGTAAGAAAGGTCTTAAACCGGCAGACTTCCGTCCGGGTAACGATGCCTGCCAATGGTGCCGCTTCGCCGAGTCGTGCAATGCCAAACGTAAGGTCGCGTCCCGTGAGGTTGAATCGGATTTGTCTGACGACTCAACAGAGATGTCGCTCGACCAGCTCAAGGCTGAATACGATAAGCTGCCGTTAATGCGCCAGCACATCGCAGACATCGAGAAAGCCATGTACGCGGCGCTGATGCGTGGCGAGCAGGTGGAAGGGCTTAAACTTGTGGAAGGCCGTCCTGGTAATAGGAGCTGGGATTTACCTGATGATATCGGCGATTTGGTCGCGCAATGGGGTATCGAAGACCTGATGACTAAACAGTCGTTGCTGTCGCCGACCGAAGCCGAGAAGGTTATGAAGGGCCATGAGAAGTGGGAACTGCTGGAAGCGCGCATTACCCGTAAGCCAGGCCAACCGTCAATCGCAACGTCTGACGACAAGCGTCCGGAATGGAAGGGGGTCGCCGATGCTGACTTGTCGGATTGATTGGGCACAATGTTTTTGGTACGAATCGGAAACAGGGAAATTGTTCTGGAAATCAAAAATAGCCAGAAAAGTAATAATCGGCAATGAAGCCGGTTGGTTTTGTAAGAGTAGCGGCTACCGAAAGGTAAAGGTCTACGGCAAGGATTATCGGGCGCACAGAATAATATGGGATATGTTAAACCCAGGTGACATCCTTTCAGAAAACGAAGAGGTAGACCACATCGACCATGACAAAACTAACAACAGGCCCTACAACCTAAGAAAGGTAAGTAGGGTCGGAAATGGCCGAAACATGCCAATGAACAGTAATAATACATCTGGCAAAACAGGCGTAACTTTCAGTACAGAGAAAGGAAAATGGGTTGCACAGATAAAAGTTAACTATCGTAAAATACATCTGGGATATTTTTCGGACAAGAACGAAGCCATCGCCGCCAGAACAGCGGCGGAACAAAAATATGGCTTTCATAAAAATCACGGAAAGTAGTTGACACTGAATTATTAAACTATTATCTTAAGCATCACTGGCCGGGCAGCTTCCCGGAGTAAACTGAAAAGTGAGAAAGAGACGATGGGAATTAAACTGAACCTGAAAAACATTCGTGTAGGCTGGCTGAACGCATTCGAGAAAGCTCCAGATTCCGTCGCGCCAGACGGAAAAATCATCAAAGGTAAGTACCAGTTCACTGGCTACCTAGATAAGAACGACCCGCAGATTTCCAAACTGGATGCTGTTGTGTTGCAAGTTCTGACAGAAGGTATGAAGTCCGCAAAGGCTGCCGAAAAGTGGATGGACAAAAACTACGGCTTTGGTAACCATGCGGATAAATGTGCAGTTCGCGACCTGGCTGAACGCGACAAGCCAATCGAAGGCCTGGAAGAAGGTTTGTACTTCAAAGCGACCAGTCAGAAACGCCCGGTTATCATGACATCTGCTGGTGAGCGCCAGGGTTCTGAACGCGGACTGACCGTTGACGGCGACGACATCGAAGGAAAAGAGATTTACGCCGGTTGTTTTGCCAACGTATCGGTAGAAGTTTACTGGTACGACCAATTCAAAACGCTGTTGATTAACTTCCTCGGCATCCGCTTCCGCGAAGACGGTGAAGCATTCGGCGGTGCGGGTGAAGTGGCGACCGACAACGACCTGGACGATGACGATGATAAGCCGTCAAAACCTAAGCGCCGTCCGAGCCGTGAAGACGACGAAGAGGAAGAACGTCCGCGCAAAAAGCGTCGCAGCTATGAAGACGACGAAGAATAAGGATATTCGATAACGACAAGGCCCGCTGATGCGGGCTTTTTATTAAGGAACTTCTATGAGCCTTTTATTTCTCGATACAGAAACATTCTCCCCGGTCGACCTGAAGAAGTCCGGGGCTTACGCGTATTCGGAACATCCTGAAACCGAAATCATGATTTGTTCGTATGCGTTCGACGATGAGCCGGTGCAGGTATGGGACAGCACCAACGGCAGCCGGATGCCGGAGGACCTGCGCAAAGGTCTTCGCCGGGTGCAGCGTGGTAAGGCTAAACTGGTCATGCAGAACGGTTTACTATTCGACCGTCTGCTGATGCGCGAATGCTGGGATATCGACATCGACCCGCGAAACATTATTGACACTATGATTTGTGCGTTCCGCCACTCCCTCCCCGGCAGCCTGGACGCGCTATGTCAGGTGTTGCAGGTTGAAGAGGAGAACGCCAAGGACAAGCGCGGGAAGGCGCTCATTCAACGCTTCTGTAAGCCTACACCGAAGAACTACAAAGTGCGCCGCTATACCAGCGAGACGCACCCGGGCGAATGGGCGGAGTTCCTGGCCTACGCCAAATCAGATATTTCTGCAATGCGTGAGGTTTATCACTCGCTGCCGCAGTGGGGCAATATCGAGTTCGAGAACACCGTCCTGGCTGTCGACCAGCGCATCAATGACCGTGGCTTCTTCGTCGATACATCCCTGGCTAACGCGGCTATCGACGCGGTGAAGCAGCACAAGATTGAACTCCAGCAGGAAGCAAACGAGAAATGGGGTGCAGGCCTGACCGGTGCCGCGTTCCTGCCGACGCTGCGGGAGCTGGCCCCGGCACATGAGATTCTCAACGCACAGAAATCGACGCTTAATGACCTGTTAGCCGACGATGCCCTGCCGGATGACGCCCGGGCGGTTATCGAAATGCGCCTGGGTGCCAGCTCTACGGCATCGACCAAATACAATCCCCTTCTGCTCGGCCTGTCCGGTGACGGTCGTCGCCGCGGGTGCCTGCAATACGGCGGCGCTAAACGAACGTTACGCTGGGCCGGGAAGGGCTTCCAGCCACAGAACCTGGCGCGCGGCCACTTCTCCGGCGACGAGCTTGACACCGGCATCAAGATGTTGCTCAAGGGGAAGGCGCACTGGTGCTATGACGTGTCGAAGCTGACAGCATCAACGGTGCGCGGGTGCATCATCCCGGAGCCGGGAAATAAGCTGGTTGTTGCCGACTATTCCAACGTAGAAGGGCGAGGCCTGGCCTGGCTGGCGGGTGAAAAAACGGCGCTTGCTACGTTCCTGGCGGGTCTGGATATCTATTGCGTAACGGCAGGGAAAATGTTCGGCCTCGACCCTGACCATATCAAACAGGTGCGTAAAGACCTGCGCCAGATTGGCAAGGCCTGTGAACTCGGCCTGGGCTATGGCGGTGGCGTCGCGGCGTTCCTGACGTTCGCCAAAAACCTTGGCCTGGACCTGTACGCGATGTCCGAAACCATGAAAGGCACATTCCCGGACCATATCTGGGCCGCCGCTAAACGAGGATATGAGTATGCACGCATCCAGGAAAAGAATAAGAAAGGTTTTGCAGGCCAGAAGGCGGAGCGCCCGTCTTACGACCTTCCGAAAAATGTATGGCTGACCTGCGATAGCATCAAGCGCATGTGGCGCGAGTCGCACCCTAAGACCTGCGCATTCTGGAACGACCTTGAATCGGCAGCAATGAACGCCATCAAGAACCCGGGCAAATCGTACTGGGCTGGCGCCGAGGTTCGCGAGAACGGCGACCGCGCTATCCGCATTCGTCGCACCAAAGGCAAGGATGGCTCGCCAGGTTGGTGGTTGCAGGTCGAGCTGCCGAGTGGCCGCATTCTGTCTTATCCGGGGATTGGTATTTCTGTTGAAAAGCAAGTAGACGGTCCGGATGATTGGGGCTTGTCAGAAGCTGCGTATCGTGAAGTCACCTACCGCGAGCGCATTCGCTATATGGGGGAGAACCAGACCACACGGCAATGGGGTAAACAGTACACCTACGGCGGGAAACTGGCGGAGAACGTCACACAGGCGCTCTGCCGTGACCTGCTGGCTAATGCGTTGGTTCGCGTGGATAAAGAGCCAGGTTGGGATATTATACTCCATATCCATGACGAATTGGTATGCGAGACGCCAGATACAGCAGAATATTCTGTTTCTAAGCTTGAGTCCATGATGTGTGAACTGCCGTCGTGGGCCGCGGGGTTCCCTCTGGCGGCAGAGGGGCAGGAACTTTCCCGCTACGCAAAGTGATAGAATAAGTAAATACGTTGCTGTTTTAGGGAGTACAGGTATAATACGTCTGTACTCTTTTTTTTTCTAAGGACATAAAATGAAATTTTGTTCAAGATGCCAACAATATAAACCGGCCACCACTGAGTATTTTTCTAAATCTGCGCGTCTTGGTTTGCAATGTTGGTGCAAAATGTGCGTAAACGAGAACAGACGACAAAAGTACGACGAAAAACTAGCGGCCAAAGGGTTAACGCGCAGAGAATTGCCGTGGTATGAATTTACGGGTGAATTGGTTACCTGTCGCCGTTGTGGTGTTGAAAAAGAGTTAACGGAAGCTAATTTTAGACCAGGCATTAAAGCAAATGGTTCTCACATAAGGAAAGACTGCAAAGAGTGCCTGAATAAAGAGCGAAGAGAGTTTGTCAATAAGAACCCGCTAACACGTGCGTATAGCATGTTAACTTTATACAAGAGACAGGACCGAGAGAAAGGGCTGACCTGTGATATGACCGTTGAATATTTACGAGATGAAATAATGTCCAAGCCATGCATTTACTGCGGCAGCACGGAGAAGATAGGCGCGGACCGGATAGATAATACTGAAGGCCATACTATATACAATTGTGTACCAGCCTGCCAGACCTGCAACTTCACAAGAGCGGACCGTTTCACGTTCATGGAGATGTGCCGTATCATCGGTCCTGCGGTGCGTAAGGTTAAAGACCGTCGCGGCGAGGAGCACCTTCCGACATTCCCGAACAGATACGATACCGGTGAAACCAAATAATATTTGACTAATACTTAGCGATGGCTTATCTTTAGGTCATCGCTTAAACACATCTGGAGACAGCCAACATGAAAATGACCACCGAACAAGAACGCGATGAAGCATTGCTGATGTTGAAGAAGGTTTTAGACAACTACAAGCAAAATGACCGCAAAGGCATCGGCATGGGGCCTCTTATCCAGGCCGGCAATCTTCTTCGCCGTTACGGAATGACAGAGGAAAAGAACAATGGCTAAGACACCTGAAGGCATTATCCAGGCTTACGGCATGGCCGAACTGAAGAAGCGCGGTTGCCTGGTCCGCAAGATTGGCTACGAGATGCGCCGCGGCTGCCCGGACCATCTGGTGCTGGTGCCTGAGAGGTTAAATTATGATGTTGCCGGGTGGCCGTATAGTAAACCTAAGGTTGTGTTCATCGAATACAAAGCAACCGAAGACACGCAGCCAGAAGAACACCAGTTACGAGAACATGCCCGGATGCGCGCGGTCGGCGCGGACGTGAGAGTCATCGGCAGCAAACGCCAGGTTGATGAACTGGTTAAGGAGTTATTTCCAAATGATTGAGAATACTAGAGCTAAATTCGAAGAATGGGTTGTACGTGAAGCTGAATTGCGTGGATATAAATACCTGGCCTGGGTGCTCAAGCGAGAAGGCGAAGGATACGCAACAACTTGGGTTGACTCCGCGTGGATTGGCTGGCAGGCGGCTATTGATGAGGTTTTGAAATGCGACTAACACCCAAAGAACCAGAGCCGCGTAAGCGCTGCATCAAGTGTCAGGAGCGTCTGCCGCTGTCGGCGTTCCATAAGTCCAGCGTAGCCAGTATCGACGGCTACCGGAATATCTGTAAGAACTGCCGTCGGGCCACAGAGGCGGCGCGGATTCGTGAGAAGAGAGGAAAAGAATAATGACTAACGCCGAATTAAGAGAAAAATTTGAAATCTGGGTTACGGAAGAAACCGGTCTCGACTTGTATCGTGCTGAATATCCTATGACTAAATACGAAGACCAGCCTTACAAAGACACCAATACTTTATTGGCTTGGCTAGCTTTCAAGGCTGGAAATGAGGCCAAAGAATGAACTTTGAACGCAGACCATACCAGAAGCTAATCACGGCGCACATCATGAAGCACCCGCGCGCGAACGTGTTCGCCACAATGGGCAGTGGCAAGACAGGCGCGACGATGTGGTCGCTGAACAAGATGTTCCAGTCCGGCATCCTGGAAGACTGGGACCAGGAAAACTGGAGCGGCGACCGCGTCCTGGTTCTGGCCCCGCTGCGCGTCGCGTCTGGCACCTGGCCGGCAGAACAACAAAAATGGATGTTCCCCGCGCTGCGCGTCGTAGACGGCACCGGCAGCCGCCAGTATCGCGAAGACGTGATGTTGAACGACGACGCAAATGTGGTGTGCTGCAATTACGACATTCTGGAGTGGCTCGTTGAATTCTGGGGCGACCGCTGGCCGTTCACGGTCATTGTTGCCGATGAGTCGACCAAGCTGAAGTCGTTCCGTAGTCGCGGCGGCAGTAAGCGCGCCCGCGCACTCGGAAAGGTGGCGCACAAGAAGATTAAGCGCTTCATTAACCTGACCGGTACGCCAGCACCGAACGGCCTGAAGGACCTGTGGGGGCAGTGCTGGTTCCTCGACGCGGGCCAGCGCCTCGGCAGCAGTTACCAGGCGTTTACCGACCGCTGGTTTGACTCTATTCAGGAAGGAAGTCATCATGCAGCCAAATCATTCAAGCCTCGTAGTGGTGCAGATACTGAAATTCATCAGCGAATCGCCGACATATCTCTCACAGTCGACGCCGCCGAATACTTTGGATGCGACAAGCCGGTTGTGGTGCCTGTCGTTGTCCCGCTGCCGTCTAAGGCCCGCAAAGTCTACGACCAGATGGAGAAGGAACTCTTCGCCCAGCTCGAAGCCGGAGAGGTGGAAGCGGCGAACGCGGCAGCGCGCACACAGAAATGTCTGCAAATAGCCAGCGGCGCAGTATACACGACCGGGGAGGATGGTGAAGCAAGCCGTGACTGGGAGCCGGTGCATAACGCCAAGCTGGACGCGCTGGACTCCATCTACGACGAACTGAACGGCGCGCCTCTGCTTGTGGCCTATCAGTATCAGCACGACCGCGCCCGCATCCTGAAGAAGTTCCCTGATGCCGTTGCGCTGGCGAAAGGGCATAAAGGCAATCGACAGATTGAAGCGTGGAACCGCGGCGAGATTCCTATGCTGCTTGTGCATCCGGCTTCAGCAGGCCATGGCCTATCATTACAGGATGGCGGGCATCACTTAGCCTTCTTTTCAATGACGTGGTCGTATGAATTATACGCACAGGTAATTGAACGTATAGGCCCAGTTCGCCAATACCAATCCGGGCACCCACGGCCTGTATTTGTTTACCAGATACAAGCCGAAGATACCCTCGACCAGGTCGTCCAAGCCCGTCTTGAAGGGAAAGCGGACGTGCAAGACCTGCTCATGGAGTATTGTAAGAAAAAGGAGAATAAATGAGTGAATTAGACTACGACCCGGAAACGGGTCTATTCACCTGGAAAGTCACAAACAGACGCGGGTTCGTAGGTAAGCAGGCCGGATGTTTTTGTCCTAGGGATGGCTATATTCGAATCAGAATAAACGGCAAACTTGAGCTTGCACACCGGCTCGCATGGAATATGACATACCCCGAAGACCCGGTCGGGCCGGACGAACAGATAGACCATATTAATCACGTAAGGACGGATAACAGAATCATTAATCTACGAAAGGCCAGTAACACCGAGAATAGCCGGAACGCTTCTATTGGCGTTAACAATACAAGCGGCGCTATGGGTGTCTGGTTCGAGAAGCGGCGGAATAAGTGGGCCGCAGAAATAAAGGTAGACCGTAAAAAGATACATCTCGGTCAGTTTGCAGAGTTTGCCGATGCGGTAGCCGCTCGTAAAGCTGCCGAAGTTGAATACGGCTTCCATGAAAATCACGGTAAGAAGAGAGGTTTATGATGGCAGTAGATACGAGTATAGATACGTGGTCTTTTACGGCCCCTATACCGGAGCTTAAAAAGAAAATAAAGGAACTCGAAGCCGAGAACGCCAGACTACGGCAGCAGCGGGACGCGGCGAACGCGCAACTGGATTTCCTGATTGAAGAGGTTAAGACTCGTTCCGAGGATTAACGAAAAAGGCCCCGTGAGGGGCCTTAGTTTTAACCTAACTTAGTGTAAGTCCAGTTAAAGGTAGTTGCTCCTTGACTTGTAATTGTAACTATACGTCCTGTTGTAGTAAATGACGTGAACGCTCCGCTTTTCAACGCAGTTAGATACACGTTTCCATCATACATAGCCAGTTGCGTAGATGCGTAGTTTGTCCCACTTCCCGAAGCCCATACGCTTATCAAGTACATTCCTTGCATGTTAGGCAGCGTGAACAATGTTGTTGCCGTGTTTGCCGCTACAGCCTGAGTGCCTTTTGCGGTATAGAATGCAGGTGTTTGAAGGCCAGCCGATGATACTTGCTGTGTATAACCACCTGACACCAAGCCCGATACAGGGGTGCAGAACCAGTTAACGTTACCCTGGCTTACCACAGATATAGTTGGAGTTCCACCACTCGGCTGACGCCACGTCCCGCTGTATACATCGATACGTGAAGTAGAATCTTTCGCATAAATAGTAATTGGCTGTCCTGAGCCAGTATAAGCGATAGGTGTACTGGATAAATCATCCTCAGACGAGTCAATAATTAACTGACTTGTACCTGAGGCCTTTATGAACGAAACGTTGCCGGTTAAAGCGGGTGCAATAGTTTTTAACTGGTTTTGGTGTGCTGTAAGCCCGGAAATTTTACCGTTGCTATTTTCAAAGTGGAAAAGTGCTGCATCACCACCACCGTCTGTAGAGATAATGTTCCCCTCCACATCCATGCCAATTATATTAACTGAGTGGCAGTTAACAAAATAAGCTCCTGCACCACCAAATGAACCGCCAGCCAGAGTGACTGTAGACTGGTCCATTGCGCAGTTAATCCACGTCACACCCATGACGGCACCAAACTGATAAGGAGATACGCACCCTAGGGTATAGCACGATTCGAGAAGGATGGTGGTTCCTAATGATTTAATGAATCCGTCGTGACAGTTTCGGGCCCATACGTTCTGAAGTTTTGTTAAGTATGTTCCGGTACTATCGTAGAAACAACGCCAGGCTCCGTGAACTGTGCAGTTCTTAATCTCTGACATTTCTAGACCTGTTGTACCAGCTTCTGTTGAGTAAAAATTAAAAGCAATCTTTCCGCTATTGCCCGTTGTGACTGTAGGGGTCGTTCCTGGATTATAAAAGATATATAATCCATCAATAAACACTTGTATCATCTTTGTGCCACCGGAAGAACTGCCCTGGGCTAAAGTGAACAATGAAATATTCCCGTCTACTGATATAAATGATTGAGCGCGGTTGATGGTGTCTGTATTTTCACCAATGATTCTAACGCTATTGTTGAACACAATGGTAGCATTCACAAAGCCAGTACCTTTAGGTACAAGAACGGTTTTTTTGCTATTACACGCAGCCTGTAACGCAGCATAATCAGTAGACTGAGTTAATGACGTCACAAACGGATAAACTACTTGCGCCGCCGTTAGAGTGGAAAATCTTTCACTCAATGGGTGCAAGGTCCCATCCCAAGTCGCGCCGAAATCATAAATACTGACTGTGTCTGAGTTTTTACCATGTTGTGTTCGTTCTATAGCCCCCGCCAGTACTGATTTAACACCAATAAGCGCGTCACCTAAAGTTACATTTGACGTGCTGGCTAAATCGTCACGAAGCTTAGGGTCTGTTTGTGGCGTCCAGTTTGCATCAAGAAGCGGATTAGTTCCTGCCGGTATAACCTTCGGCAGCGTACCGCCCCATGAATACCATGTTTTACTAACAGGGTCGTACACTACTTTATTACGGTCATTAGCTCCAAGTGTACCGCCCGTCGTGAAATCAAAAGATGCAGGTTCAAAACCGACATCACGCAGAACTGCCGGCATAGTTTTCTGAACTTGTCCTGTTACCTGATTAGTCGCGTAATCAATATCCACGCCACTGGCATCACCGCCTTGTTTACCAGTGATGACCTCTGCTTCGAAGGTCTGGTGTTTCTTTGCTGTCTGTAAATCCTGAAGGCTTAAAACGTCGCCGCATCCGCTAGACATAGTGTGTCCTCTTATAAATAGCCGTTACTGAATCCGTCGCTGAATGCGCGGCCAAATGGCGATACGCCATCATACAGGTAATAGTCAGGATGGTAGTTATACGCTGTTATCTTCGTCGTCCTGTCACTTCCGGGGTCGACGGTACTAACTAACATCATCTGAGCATTATGCCTTTGTTCGCTGCCGAATGAAAACTCTGTTTTAAGCGCACTGTTTCCGGTGTAGATAGCCTCTTGTGGGGCTGACTGCATGACCACTTTACGGGCTGAGCTTCCAGGCAATACCGCAACGCTCTGTACGGACCCGTCACGCTTCTTCAGAATCACAGAATGGTCATCGCCTTCATCAAAAGAAACTGGCTGCGATAGCGTCAGCTCAAGCCCATTAACGGCAATCACATAACCATCATAAGGCGCGACTCGTGAGCCTTTAACAACCGATATAGGCCGCCCAGGAATAGCAAAAATGCCCTCTTCGGTTGCCGTAAATTCGACTGACACTTTATTGAGCGTATTTTTCTGGTATCTGCGCCAGGCGTGCCAGTATGCCTGCTGATAGTTACGCACGCCTTTAGAGTCATAAGTGTCCGTTTTAATGCCACCATCAGGGGGGATGGCGATTGTTTCTTTAATGTTAGTGTCTGGGTCAATGTAGCTGTACTTAACCGAATCGAATGCGTCCTTGTCGCTAAACTGACGGGTCCATTTTTCAGCATCTGGCGTTTTGCTACGGTGCGTGAATACCATTTCCGGGCCCATGCGAGGCCGCTCAAAGTCCAGCATGATATTTTTACCGTTACGGTATGAGGTGCAGAAAATCGCCTCAGCTATTGTCGTGATAATATCCTGCGCCGTAGTCTGATAGTTATCGAACGTGTAACAGAATTGTCCGGCAACTGGAGACTGAAAATAGGATTCGACTTCATTTTGTACAGCTAACAGCTGGTCCATATTGGTTGGGGTAAGGTCTAGCCCTCCGACAACGGGGTCTCGCATTAGCCGGATTAGCGACTGCACTGCTTGCGTATTATTAGTCCATACTGTGTCGAACACACCACCACCAAGGTACTTCTGTACCTTCTCAGTAACAATCAGTTTAATCTGCGGTTGCTTAACGGCGGAAGCGCGCGGGGTCTGTCTGCGAGCGGTATGGATGGTTGTTCTGTTGCCGTAGTCTGGGGTGCTGTCTAGTAGCTGTCCGTACAGGTTGACGTATTTAATTTCATCTACCACCTGACCGCTAAATTTAAGGTCAAGGTCTGTTACACGTCGGGCACGCACCCGAACAGCAGAGGGGGACGGCAAAGTGGCTATAATCGACACACCAGTAAAATCGGCAGAACGACCTGTAACCGTCCCTTGTTGCGTATAAATAGGGCCGTAAGGGATACCATCGTCGCCTATCAATTGGTATTGCAGTTCGGCGGTTACAGATGTGCTCTGCTTGCTGCGCTTGCCGCTGTCCTTATACATGCCGTTGTCGGCGCTGATATTAGCCACAAGGCGCTCTGACTTGATTCGGTCGATGGTCACCCAGTCAGTCAGGCTTTTGGTATACGTATCCGAGGGGCCAATAGTCGCGTCATCGAAGGCTTCCAGAGGCCAGGTAGTGCTACCGAGCAGGAGCCATTGCGAATTATTACCTGAAATGTTCACGCGTATTTCAACACTGCTAACCGATGTGACAACATAATCCCCGCTAAGAAACGCGTTAGAGTTGTCGCCAGGTAAATCGACCTGGATGTGGTTAAACCTGGCGATGTCGCCAACAGAAAGGAATTCATCGAATTGAGAATCACCGGTAGGGTCAACTATGATGCCTAGCGTTCCTCCAGTTTGTTGCACGGTACTGGATGAGCCGATATTAGTAGCCAGGTCGTTTTGTGCTTTCAACACCTGACCGTCAATCTCGTTAGACGCTACGGTAATGAACAGATTTTCCGTCGGTGCGCCACCGACGACTGTTTGCGGGCTGCCGCTGTTCGGGGACGTGAATGGGCCATACACGGCAGCAGAAGAACCAGTAATCTCAGATAGCAAAGTGTCGCCATCAGTGATTCCTGAAGCTGGAGTGTCAAGATAACCACGGCCGACATCATAATATCCGTACTCGATTACTTCACCTGCGGCATCGAAAAGGCGATATGTGGTCATCAGGTCGTTCGGAATGCTCTGCACTGTACCGCAGATGTCGTAAGTGCGCTCATACGGGCGCGGCTTATTATTACGGTCCGTCAGACTGTTGTTTGGGCTTTCGCTCTGTCCGTTAGCCAGATTAGAACTGGGAGATTTGGCCGAAGGGAAGATAATTTTATTGATGCGGTTGATAACACCTAGTGGGTCGAGCACCTTCATGATGCCGCCTAAACCACCGCCACCCGCACCTTCAACAATATGGAACGTGGCCTGCTCTTTGAGCGCTTCGAAATCTTCCGTGACTTTATTGTCTTCGCCGATTTCATCAATGTAAATTTCAAACGGCACGCCGTCCGGGATGTTCGCTATAACAAACTCCATAGGGTTGCCGTAGAGGCGCTTATGGTCGAATCCGCCGTTTGCGTTTCGTGCGTAATGGTTGATTAGCGCCAAAATTCTATCTCCTGGTAAACCTGTTTTAAGTCTGATAATACGTCAAGTTTAACCTGTCGCGCGTACATTGCGCAATGACTGACCATACCGTCGTAATACACACCCGCGTGCCACACAATACGGCCGCCAGTTTTGACACCCATCAGCACAGCGTCAAAGTTCTTCGGCTCGAATACCTGGACCAGTCCTTTTGTTGCCGCGTGGCCGTCGTCGAAGGCCTGATTGATATCGCGCGGCGACGCGACGTTAAACTCCGGAGTTTCCAGTCCTGCGTCCGCGCGCACATTTCTTACGTGGTGCCAGCAGTTGTATGTGCGGAAGTTGTACGGCTTTCCCGTGTAGGCGTTGATATTCACGACAGTACACCGCGCAGAATAGGAATCTCTGTTGGCGTCATGAGAATGCCCGTAGGGCGCTCGTTAAGACGTGGTACGCCTACGTCAGCCGTGAACACCCCTTTAGCCTGAGACAGAGATTGCAGGTCATAAGAGATAGGCCCCTTGCACGGATAAGACAGGTCTGTGCTTACGTAGGCCCGGAATGTGAATACCGGCCATTCCTGATTATTCAGTGGGATACGCGACATCTCATCGTCGAGCTGATTGCCGACATCCGGCAGCGTGAAGGCGGCTTGCTGGTCCATGTCATTATTATTGGCGGCGTTCTTCGAATCCATAGGCGACGGTTCGAACGTAACCACCTCCCCGGTCTCAAGTGTTGCCGTGAGTGGTGATGTTCCGCGCACAATAAGATACCTGCGTGACAGTAGGGGGTGTGTTATCTCTACCGTCGTATAATCCATCTGGCCTTCTGGATTAGAGGCCAGCTTAAGCCGGTAAGCAGCTAATACTGAATCTTCGCTCATTGCATCGGGTCCCAGATACGAGGAAACGTTGATTGTGCGGTGCCGTAGGCTTTCAGGAAGCCTGCAAGGCAATCACCGTAACAACCATACAGGTCCGGCAGGTTAGCCGTGAGACAGGTGTCTTCCTGAATCGCCGTACGCTCTGCGGTTGCCGTGAATGTGATTACCCAGTTAAGGCCGTCGTCTGTGCTGTCGCTAATAGTGCTGGTGATGAGGATTTGGTGGTCCTCAATACCCAGACCAGTGTCGTGCGGCATAATGAACGAGTCCGCGCCGCCGTGGATGTTGTTCAGGAAGCTGTAGAACGCCTGACGCCCGAGCGAAGATGCTACAAGCGTGACGCTAATCGGTACCGGTTCGAAATAGTTATCCCGGCCCTGGCGTGGTACGCCGCCCTGCACATCAACGCGCCAGATGTTACTGCCGCGTGTCTGCGAATATCCTTTCGACACTATCGGCTTCAGAGAAGCCGGAAAACGTAAATCAGACATTATTGAAACCCTGGCTGGCCGCGAGTCGCGCGGCGTGATTTGGAAATGTCGCTGTTACTGTCCTGCAAGGCGCGCGACACCGTTTCACTAATGATAACACGCAAACGACCTTCGTTATCAGTTTCCGTGGTAGCCGAGTCAATGCGGCCTGTTGTGTTATTGACGATGGTAATTCCGCCGCTGCCGGTGTTATTATGCTTGCTGCCCATCATCTGCTGCACCTGCTCCATGGTGCGGACACGGGATGCGCCGGCGGGCATGATAAGCTCCGCTTTGTTGCGCTCGCCAACCATAGCGATACCACCAGCAGCCAGTGAGCCGCCCTGCTCACGCGCGGAACGAATCTTAGCTACGTTGGCAAGACCCGCAGCAACGGCAGCCGCAGCCGCTACAGGAGCCGCAATCCACCCGACCAATGGGATAGCCGCTGCCGACTGGAACGCAGCCACAGCACCCTGATAGGTGTTCATGATGGCGTTAGCGATAGCGAACGCTTTATATGCCTTGTTACCCTCACCCAAGGCAGTTTTCAGGTCGTCCGTAGTCTGGCCGAGCATAGATGCATATTCGTTGCGGCGCTTCTTGTTATAGTTCCCCGCGATAGCCAGAAGCGCCTGCTGATATTCATCTTCGCTGATAAGACCCTGGTCTCTGTATTGCTTAGCGACTTCTTCCTTTTGCTTCTGCTGGATATCGAATAATTCAAGCTCAACGGCATTCTGACCAAGAATCTGGGCCATGAATTCATCGCCTTTCTGGTCTTTCTTACGCTGTTCCTCTTTGCGCTTGTCAAGTTCTTCCTGGCGCGCGGTGTCAGCCTCCAGCATTATTTTAGTCTTGGCATCTTCAAACTGCTGCGTAGAGATAGCGCCAGTCTGCTGGAACTGCTGAAGCTTTGCCAATTTCTGCTGTTCCTTGGCGTCTATTGCCGCGAGTTCATCGGAGTTCTGGCGCGCCAGGGTGTCGAGGAAGTTTTGCGCCTGTTGTTTCTGTTGCGCTGCTTTTGTTTCAGCTTGTTTTGCCTGAGATTCTGCACGTCTGTCAGCGGCTTGTTGTTCCGCGGCAGCACGTTTTGCCTCTGTATCATTTACGCGCTGAATGTCCTGGCGGGCTTCTTCATCGCGGGCGGTGTTGTAATCGTCAATCTGCTCTTTAGTCACACCTTCACGTTTAGCAAAAGCTTCTTTGTCTGCTTTTGCCTGCGCAGCGTAGCGTTCTTTATCGGATAGATTACCAATTTGGACATTCTTTATAATCTGGTCGTTCTGTTCTTTCAGGCGTTTAGTGGTGGAGTTAACCGCGGCACCTAGCTTATCCTGTGAGTTAGACAGGGTGTCAGACTTAGACGCAGCTTCTTGTAACTGCCCGATGTTCTTGAACAGTTCACCGTTGAACTTGACCAGTTCGCCGTTGGTGCCGTTGTATTTATCATTAAGACGCGCGGTCTCATCGGAAAGCGCCTTGATATTCTCCGGTGACGCGTTCTTCTGCACGGCGGCCAGTAACGGCACCAGGGTTTGCGCTTCCTGGTTTGTAATGCCGAATTTGCTCGACAGGTCTTCGATGTACCCGGTCAGTGATGATGTGTTCTGTCCGAGTTCAAGAGAGCGCTGCGCACCGATAGCCGAGCCGTTAGTCCAGGTATCGAGGCTATCAACCAGATTCGTGATGGCCTCTTTCGCGCCTTCGGTCTGGGTTACGGTTGCCGATTGCGCCTCGTAGAATTTAGCCTGCGCCTGGGAAGCGGTGTCAATATTGTTCGCCAGCGTGACGAAGCTGTCAGATAGCTCGTAGGTGCCGTCTTTGTTCTTCTGGAGAACGTCATCCAGCGTCTTTGTCGACGCCTGGAGTTCTTCCGCACTAACCTTAGCGCCTCCAAGTGACTTGACCAGAGTACCACCAACGGCGGCGGATAAAGCGATGATTGCGCCGATTACCGCGCCGCCTGGGCCGAACGCCCCCGCGAGCTGCGAACCCTGCTGACCGATAGCAACAAACGCAGACGTGCCCCCCTGAATCTGGACAATCATGTCCTGAACCTGGTAGCCAATCTGCTGCGCGCCGGTGCCAAAACCTTTTAATTTAGGAGTGGCCTTATCGACGGACGACGCCATTTTTGTTGCCGATGTGTCGGCCTTGCCTGCGGAGGTGGCGAAATCGTCGAGCTGTTTAGCTGACTGCTCCGCGCCTTCTGTTTTTACCCTCGCGATTAGCGAAGCTGTATCAGCCATCGTCCCGGCCCTCAAATATAGCGTCTATACCCATGATAAGCTCCGATTCAAGCAGACTTATCGTTTCCCCGGTCACAGACTTATACGCGGCCAGGTCCTGCCAGTTAATTATATCACGCGGACATAATACCAGCGATTCGCCGTTGTCGCGCTGTATGAATTTGAGGTTTCGGTACTTATCCCATACACCGACAAACAGCGCCGGTAACTCTGGATGTTCTTGTTCTTTCTTCGCTGCCGGTTGAATCTGTCCGATGGCGATTAAGAAGGCCTCATGACCCGCGCCTATGTCGTCGAATTTCTGTTTCTTTTGGCGGTCGACATAGTTCCAGCGGGCAAAATCATACAGCGCTGCTACTTTTCCATTAACGACTTGCGACTGTCGTTGAAGTGCTTAGCTACGACGGTGCCGAGGCCTTTGTACTCAGTAAGCAGAGTGCGAAGCGCTTCTTTACTAAACGGCTCGTCGAAAGACCAACCTGTCACGACGGCAAGCGCCAGAGCATCGTTAAGCTCGTCGGCGCGCCAGTTGAATTCTGCGTTGTACTGTGACCAGTCGTTTTTCTCTTTGCATTTCTGGTCAAGTTCGGAGAATTCTTCTTTAACGGCGAAATACGCACGGTGGTAGTCTCGCCCTGCTTTAACACCGTCGTCACTGGCCGGGCCGATGACACGGAGCCACTCACCGGAATCTTCACCACTCGGCAGCGGGATAGGCATTAGTGTGCCTGCGGCGTGCTTGTCAGCGAAAAAGAAGTCTTTCAGTTCCATCATATATCCTTTGGTTAACAGGGTATTGGTTAGTTAAAGCGCCAGGCGGTAACCATCCGCTTTTCCAGGGCGACTGTAGGCGCAAAATTATTCTATCTTTTTTGTTGCGCTTTTGCTAATCGGCGTTTATATTAGTCAAATATTATCAACGAAGAGGTTTATCATGAAAACATTACTTGCTGTGCTGCTCGGTTCTTCAATGGCTCTTAGCTTCTCTGCTGAGGCGGTATCTTGTCGCGACATCGGCGCGGCGGTCGTCGACCAGTTTGTTGCCGTTGCTCGCTTCAAGGTTGAAACGCCGGAGCAGATTAGCGCATACAACGGTCTGGTTGCTTCGCAGGTGCAGACCTGCATCGACGGTAAGAAGCTGCGCCTGAGCGGTGCGTCGTCCAAAGATGCGGGCGTGGCTATGACCCTGGCGGCAGCGCAGGCGGTTGACCGCGGCAGTAGCAACAAAACGTCTGGCCTTAACGCTATCGCTATGACGCAGACATCTTTTGCTTACGGTTACGCATTTGGGGAGTGATTGAAATGAATGAATCAAGAAAGCAGTTTGAAGAGAAAATACAGCATTCGTATGGCGAAGATTACTTGGTTGTTAATGATGATGGCGATTATGCGAATTGGATAACCGCAGACCTGTGGGAGTTTTGGCAGGCATCTCGCGCAGCTATCGAGATTGAAATCCCTGAACTTAAGATGCTTAAAGACTATTTACGGGAAGTATCTTTGCGGGAACGGGAGGACATATTGGTCGGATGCAAACTGGAATTTCACCGCAAATTAAAAGAACTTGGTATTAAAATTAAAGGGGCCTGACGGCCCCTTCTCTTATGCGTAGGCGATACGTTGAACAACGATAGACGACTGCATCGGGTTGCCAGTTGCCTGGCCTTCCATAGTCAGGGTGATGGATTCAGGCCCGCCAATCTCTGGCGTAGCTGCCGTAAGTTCCGCGCGTTTCAGTGTGAACGCCATCGCGCCATCAGGACCCGAAAGAATAGACGTCAGCTCAATCTGTGTTTCGTTCAGGAACAGATTCAACAGAGTCATATCGTACAGCTTGCCCGCCAACGAGAAGGTGTTAGCCGCGCGGCCACGCTCAACGAATGCTACGCTGTCGTTACCAAGCTCGAACTGCGCCGAGGTGCCGTTATCGTTGGTGATGGTGAAGGTGTCAATCAGTTTCAGCGGCGCGGTGCCGTTGAATGCCGACACGTCAACAGAAGCGAATGGTTGCGCATCGAAGTTAACGGTAAAGGTCGAACCCGAAGGTGGCGCGGTAAGAATTTCCTGAGACAGACCAATGAACGGGAAAGAACCAGTGACCATTGCGTTGACAGCCTGCTCGATAGAGAATCCTGAGAACTCAACGCCGCGGGTGATGATGTAGCTATCCGCGCCGCCACAACGACCTTTCAGCCAGGTAAGGATGGAGTAAGTCTTACACAGGTTGCCGGTTTCCAGCTTGTCGGCGATAACCAGGTCAGACGTAGCAGCCGATTCGTCGGTAAGGGTGTGATTAATAGCCGCACCGGTAACGACAAGCGCGGACACCGCTGTTGCGATAAACGGTTTACTGTTGTCGCCCGTCAGGCCGGGGAAGCGCACCATGTCGCCAACCTCTACGGCAGTGGTGTAGTCACCGGCGGCGCGGGTAAAAGTCTTCGCATCAGCATCGACAGTCACGGACAAGCCCGCAACAGTAGAACCGGCAACCCAGGAACTGGTCATCGCACCGGCCAGCAGTTCATCCTGGCTCTCTGCGCTAAGTTCAATGGCGTACTCGCCAGTAACCTGTTTGTTACCAGTGCGGATGGATGACGTTTCGCGGCTGCCATCCAGTTCGTTAGAAACCAGTGCGTCGCGGGTTACGGCCGGAATACCGCCGGTGTTGCGCAGTGGCGACCAGCTCGGAGATGTAGGGGTAACGCCCGGGGTTGTTTCCAGCACGTAGAACTGTGCGGTATTCGCGCCCTTGTATGGTTGCAGTGCCATCGTTATATCCTCGCAGTGAAGGCAATGAAATTAATTGACAACGGGCGCTTAGCCCATCCATTTTCTACAATCAGTGGCCCTAGGCTAACCGACTGCACTTCGGCGCAAATAGCGTTACGCTGGAAAGTGCTTCCTGCTTTGAACGCCGTATTTAATAAGTCTGCCATTTTATTGATTGGCGCGCTACCTTTAGCGGAGGCGGCGTTGATATCAATCTGATAAATCCCGGCGCGCTGCTCGGTGAAGAACAAGTCGGCCTGTTCCGTATCGGCCAGGAGCATGAAGCTCGCCAGATACGGCGTTGCTGTGCTTGTGGGTGCGTCGATGTTCTCCAGCGCAACGGCAATATTGTTCGTGCTGCCGAAGGACTTCAGCGCTATGTCGAATACTTTTGTCAGGTCTTCAAAATAAGAGGCCATTATCTCACCTTCGCCGCTTCTTCGATAAGCAATGTGTTGAACCTTGCTATGTTAACACGGACCATCCCGACAGGCGCTTGTTTTGACCAGCCATACTCAAGACGTTCGGCATACGGCAGGTTGTTCGTCAGCGAGAATTGATACCAGTTCGGTGAGTTGGTGATGTAGGTAGCTGCGCTGTTAACCGCCTTGTTACCTGTCGGGTCGACGCCAGCAATAAGACCAGTCGCCGGAGTAGCGCCGGTTGTCTGCCAGTTACCTCGGAACCGCCCTGTATCAACTGGACTCGACTTAATTATCGCGCTGAACAGCTTCAGTGAAACAGCACGTATCACTGTTTCAGGATTCTTCTTAGCCTTTGCGACAAAGGCCTGAATGTCCAGCGTGAACTTACTCATTTGCGCACCTGAATGAACCATGCAACGATGTCGTCGTTAACGATTTTCTTCTCGATACCGACAACTGACCATTGCTCACCTGCGAACTCGACCTTATCTTCCATCTGCGGCAGCACGCTATAGTCAGCTTTCACGACCATATCCCCGGCCTGGATGGTGGTTCCGTTGACAAGGCCAGCGTTAACTGGAACCGGGACGGCCGTAAGAGGAATCTGAGTATCAGGCTGTTGCACGTATTCGCCGAGGTCTTCGTCCCACACCTTAGACCCGGCGCGAACCAGCGTTACGGTGCTGCCGTATTTACTGAGCAGGCGCGTAGCAACGCCCTGCATCTTCTTGCTGAAGGCTGTACTCATAAATCAAACCCCGCGTTTGACCACTCCCCATCCTGTCGTATGATATACTGTTTGTAATCATCACTCTTTGTTTCCTTATGCGCGAGATTACCTACTTCATTGGTCTCGAACATGCCTAGCGGGAGATATTGGCGGGGAAATACCTTGTGCCATTCCCCATATTTAGTATCGCTACCGTCGTTGTATCTCACCGGGCCGCATGCGCTGCATAACTTCATGCCTTTTCTCTCTGGAGCATATGACCAGTCGTATAACTTCTCGAAAAACCCATTGAAACCTTGCGAAGAAAGAGCAGTATTTTCTACGCATCCGCAATTATCGCACTGAAATAAGCTCATCAGACTGGCTCCAGGCGGGAAATGACGAGTAAGGCGGACGGCGCTGTACCCCATGCGGTTACGGTCGCCGCCTGCGGATAAACGCCGCCGAAATTAGACCCGGCACTGTCACGCATAATCTGCACCTGGAACGTCTGTCCTGCGGTCGGGTTAAGCACGACACGCGACTCGCTCGGTGTAGTGGCGTCTGTCTGCGTCATCTTAACTGCGGCAGAGGAACCAACCTGCACCCCGTTAAGAAGAATCCTACTCAACAAAATAGACGTACCAGTTGCACCGGTGCGCCCGTTCTGCAACTTAATGCGCACGGCATAGTTCCCGGCCACGTTGAAGGTAACAAGACCAGCGGCGTTAATCATAACCGGGTCGGATGCGGAACCTTGCGCCGCACCGAAAGAAACCTGTAATGCTGTGTCAACAGCAGTCGGTGCTTGTACCGCGGTAGAAGCGGCGCGTAACACCTCAACCTCTTTCACACCGGCAGCGGCGTAAATAGGCGCATCAGCAATCTGCGTAACAACTTCGCGCAGTTTCGCCGGGGTAATCGCACCGGAGGTGTTATCCGGTAAGTTAGCACCGATAAGCGTAAAAATCTGGGATTTAGTCAAAGCCATGATTAACCCCGATACACGTTAAAAGATGAGCCGTTATTCAGGCCGCACAGCAGCGGGCGTAACGCGTCGATAGCTGCCGTGATAGTGATTGTAGCGCCAGTGTTGCCGTTGTTAGCGTACTGGACTGTAACAGCGCCTTCCACGCGCTCCATAGTGGTTACACGCCCGTCTGAGCTGGCGCGAACATCTGCACCGCTTCCATACTCAACTCCGGCGATAACTTGCGCGAGTTTTACCTGGTCAGGGATGACGTTATTAGCTACCGGAAAACCGTACAGGCTAATGCCAGTGCGTGGGAAAGATAAAGACTGCACCGCAGATACCCGACGGCCGCACAGGGCTGACTCAAATAGGCCAATATACATCGCGCCATTTCGCAACGCGGCTTCAGCTTCGGTATCGTCGGCGGGTAGCGCATAGCCGTATTTAGCCGCCAGTGCGCGGGCGTCCGACAGGGAAATCCAACTGTCAGCACCGGCAACGATAGAACCATCTTCGACGACTAAAGCCATTGTTTATTCCTCGAACGTGCGGCGACGACGGCGTTTAGGTTCTGCACCACCGCCGTTATTGTGCGCTTCTTCGGTATCCGGTTGTGTCGCTACCAGTTCTTCCGGCAGCACAGTTCCGCGCTGAGGTACGAGCTGGCCGTCAATCTCTACCAGACCGTTATATTTCTCGCGGATTACGTAATTGTCATTAGCCATCGTGATTCCTTATGACGGCCCCGAAGGGCCGTTTAATTAAGATACCGTTACAACGGTGCTGTCTGAAATGATATTACCATAACCATCCTGGACAACAACTTTGTAAGTACCGGAATCAGTCCCGGCGACAGTAGGCGTCTTGGTGTAAGTCGCTGCCGTTGCGCCGGAAATGGCGTTACCGTTCTTGAACCACTGGTAACTGTACGGGGTCTGACCACCAGCCGCGACCACGGTAAGCGTCAGTGCCGCCGGTGCAGTTACGGCGGTGGTGTCGTTGAGACCAGTAGAGAATGACGCTGGAGAAATATTCTCCATGACAATCTCAACCTGGCCGTCGTCGTTTGCGTCGTCTACACCAGTGGTACGGCGTTTGATTACATCAACCATTTTTCAATGCTCCTGATTAAGGTGTGATAATGCCTGCGGCGCGAAGTTTCGCCAACAGAGCATTAAACTCTGCCTGGGTTGGCGCCGCTGCGGAGTCGGCTTGTGCCGCTTGCAGTAAAACACCACCGCGCTGAGTAGCGGTAGGAACTTTATTCCCGGCCATTGCGGTGGTTGCCGTAGTGCCTACGGTCGGCGTAAACGTGGACGGTTTACCTGTAATATCCGCCCAGGCCGCGCTAATTTTAGCGCCTTTCAGACTGCGCGGCAGCCCTTTACCTGTGGTAGCCATACATTTCTCCTGTATGAATGTGAAAAGAGGGGCCGTAGCCCCTCTCGATTATACGCTACCGTTACGCGCCTACGCCAGTAACCAGGAAAGCGATTGGAACGTGTTTACGTTCTACTACGCGGTTCCAGTTGGTGGCGTTCGCCAGGTCCTGCCAGGAAGCAGAGCGGGCGATTGTTTCAGAACCGTTACCGGTGATTACCGCGCTTGTGAAGCTGTAACCAAGTGGGTGCAGCAGCCAGGTTTTGCGGGTCCACAGGGTTTCAACACCGCCGCCGTTACCGCGGGATTCTTCACGTTCGTAGGCCAGTGGGTTGGTTGGAGTGCCTTCACCGTAGCCAATTGCGCCGTTGCCGAAGATGATGCTGATAAACTTGCGGTCGTTACCGGTGCCAACAACGGTCATGCTGTCATCAACAACAACACGGTAACCCTGATAGGTCGCGAACATGGTGTTGTTTTCGGAGTCACGGATGAAGTCAATCAGGTTAGCTTTACGCGCCTGACCGTACACGAAGCTGTGCATCGCAATAGCGCCCAGCACTTCACCGGTAGAACCCATCAGCGCGTCGCCCATTGTCTGGGTTGCGTCAATGAAAGCGCCAGCGTCGAAGCCCAGAGTAGCAGACACGTCGATAACCATGTCGTTCTGAGTGTGGTACGCGTCGGTTGCAGCAACGTTGTCGTTGTACAGACCGAGAGCGGTTGCAATCAGACGACGCTGTGCCTGGCGCTGCCAGAAGTTATCCAGGCGGTTAGCTACGGATTGCAGCGGGTTCTGGCTGGTCAGCTCAACAGTCAAGTCAGCCTGGCCGAAACCTTCGTTCAGGTACGCTACGCGCGCCATCATCTCGCCGGTCTGCACGTTACGCGGGGTCGCGATGTCCTGGTACACGTCGTTCGAATAGTTAGGCTCGATAGAAGTGTCGATGGCTTTCCAGAAAGGAATGTTAGCCAGGTTGGACGGACCGTTAGCGATAGCGGCAGCATACGGAGTTGGGGTCAGAATACCGGATTCGAAGAACGCGGTTTTCTCTACCGGGTCCTGGGTCATATAGGACAGCAGGACGGGTTCGTTACCGGTTACGATATCGCCAATAGTGGTAATAGCCATTATTATTTCCTCAGGGCTTCAAGTTGCCGTTTGAATTCGGCTGGGTTAGTGCGGTGCAACTCAAGGCGCTCCGCTTCGGTCATTTCACTAAACGTTTTCGCGGCCCCGCCGCCTTTACCACCGGAAGCCCCGCCACCGGATGCTGCATTAGCCTTAATCAAATGGCTGAATGCCTTGTGTTCACGCAGATACTTGCGGAACTGTTCCGGGTCAGTCGTAATCACGCTTCCGTCGGAACCGACGAATTTAGTAACTACGTCATCACCTTCGAATTCTGTACGAACAAACGGTGCCAGGATGTCTACCGCTTCCGGCGTAATGAAATCACCGGCGAAGCTACCCAGTACCGCTTTACGCTCGCTGCCGAGTACGCGGTTAGCCAGCGCGGAATACTTTTCTTCTTTCTCTTTCAGTACAGGCTCATACTGGCTACGAATCGTCTTTTCGAACTCGTCCATTTTACCCGCCGACTTAAGCGCTTCCTGATGCGCCTGCTGGCGTGCTTCTTCGGCTTCCTTCGCCTTGCGTGCCGCTTCTTTTTTCTCGGTAAGCAGCGCTTCGTTATTTGCCTTCAGGCCGGACACTTCTTTTTCGACAGCGTCGGCAATCATCTTCTGCACTTGTTCTGCCGTGAATGTGGTCGCGGCGCCAGCTCCTGGTTTATCACCTTCGCCTGCTTCTTCCTGATAAACGTACAGGAATGATTGTAAAAAACGATTCATAGTCAGTATGTCCCCTGGACGTTAGTAGCCGGGCCACCCGGCTTTACACTGTCAAGAATAAATTATTCCACAAGAGAAGGCAACTATTCCTATTGACACTATTATATTACTGTTCTAGTATCAGTGGTAACTTAAACAGGAGGGACGATGTTTTACAAGAACGCGAGAAGACCTTATAAGGGTGAAACCTGGAAAATTCTATGCAGCGAAGATAAAAAGAACTGGAGAATACACTCGGGATACTCACATGCCTGTTTCAGAGACGAGGCGTTAAAGAAGCTGCTTAAAGAAGCCCCGTAAGGGGCTTTTCTCATTCTGTCACGTTCTTAATCCAGTCCTGCAACCGGTACACCTTCAGCCTGAGCTGGCGCACGCATTCCGCGTTCTGCACATCCACCGACAAATCCTCGTCTGCATCTGCTTTAGCGTCACCTAACTTACATGGCGCGGTCATTAGCTGCGGGTCAACTGGCGGTAGCGTGTTAGGCGTATATTCCGGCGCGCAACCCGTTATTCCAATTATTACAGACAACAGGAATAATTTATTCATGGTCGTAGCCTTCGATGTGATTGGCGTTATCTACGGCGGCCTGTTTCAGCTTAACGCGCGCTTCGTCGAACGTGCAGACATTGCGGCCCGGGGTGCGGATGTACTTAACGACTTCCTGAGTGATGGTTACAGTGCGGGCAGCACCCTGCTGTTCGGCGACGGCGGCGCGGGTGTCGTTCTGTTGTTGCCGTGAGATTTGTTTCTCCAGCTTAGCCTGTGCCTGCTGGCGCTGTTGCGTTACCAGAGCTGCGCGGCCTTCTTTCCAGCCGCTGCTGTGTCCGTTGTAGTACGCTCCGATTACAAGCAGGACCGCAGCGGCACACGTCAGTAAATAAACCTTCAGATTCATGTTGTCTCCCAACCCCTCGTAACAGTGGGGGTAGCCTTAAAGCGAACCCCACACCATTACTTTGCGGCAACACACTAAGAATCATTGTTGCCGTAAGTCATTGAGGGATAAGGTGTCCGTTGATTCTGCGCGACTCGTAACAGACCTCGACCCTTCCGCGCGGTCTCCCGAATGCTCGTTGTGCCGGAGGCACCTCGCTACGGGCGCCTTGCGGCGTTCGTAGAACGAAGTGAGGTTATCAGAATAATTTGGAATAGTCCACTTTTGGAATAATTTATTCCACTTTATTTTTATCGTGGAATAATTGGAATAATAGTTGCGTAATAAATAACCTGTGACTAGTATTTATCCGATGCTGCCATTAGAATCAGATAAATCCTAAAGAGGGCGTACCATGCCGATAACTAAGAAGATAACGGACGAGCAGTTACGCGACTGCCTGAATCAGGGAATGACAGAGAAGTCTATTGCCGAGAAGTACGGCATGAACATACGTAACGTGCAAATCCGTAAAGCAAAGCTGGCTAAGAAAGGGTTGGGCCACGGCCGAGATGTAAGCGACCTGGTGCCTGACGGTTATCGGGTTAAAGGCACGTCGGCTCTCACGGACGAATTTGGCAACATCAAATTGCAATGGGTTAAGACCGACGTCGACGCCGAGCGCCAGCTCGAAATCATGCGCGCTGTTGTCGATGGCATGTGTTCAGACATTACACCTGCCGCGCCAGTTAAAAAGCCCGCGCGCAAAACCGACGACAAACTGCTAAACCTCTACACCGTTTCAGACTTCCACCTCGGCATGCTGAGTTGGGCCGACGAAACCGGCGACGACTGGGATATGAAAATCGCTGAGGATTTATTCTCCCGTTGGTTCGATGCGGCGTTTCAACAGGCTCCGGCTGCCGGTGTTGGTGTTATTAACCTGCTTGGCGACCTGGCGCACTTTGACTCACTGGATGCGGTAACTCCGGCATCCGGTCACGTTCTGGACGCAGATACGCGCTATCAGAAACTGGTTCGCACCATGATTCGTATGGTCCGTCGCGTTGTCGACATGGCGCTGGTTAAACATCCTGTCGTGAAGTTGCTTATCGTCCAGGGGAACCACGACGAGAGTGGCATGATTTGGCTGGCAGAGATGTTCAGCGCGCTCTACGACAACGAGCCGCGTGTGTTCGTAGATACGTCTGCCGATGTGTATAAGATGGTGCAACACGGCAAAACAACGCTGTTTTTCACGCACGGACATAAATCTAAATTCGATAATGTCGAGCAGATTATGATATCTAAATTCCGCAAAGCGTTTGGCGACAGTGAATACAGTTACGCGCATGTCGGACACCTGCATCATCAGAAGCTGGTCGAATCACGCAACATGATTGTTGAGCAGCATCGTACGCTCGCGGCTAAAGATGCGTATGCGTCGCGCGGCGGCTGGATGTCCGGGCGTAGCGCGAATGTGATAACCTACAGTGCGGAGTATGGCGAAGTTGGCCGTCTGACTATTTCACCGGAGATGTTGAAATGAAAGATGAATTTGATGGCTTCTAATAATTAAGGCCCCGGAAGGGGCCTTTTCTTTACTCTGCTTTCGGCTTAACTTCAGCAGCTTTCGACACCGACTGTACACCGTCGGCGTCTGTCACAACAGCCCAGTATCTCCCGGCCTCTGTAACTTTCAGCGAAGTACCACCATCCGGCACGTTAACGACCTGCTTGTCGTCTTTGTACCACTGCATGGTGTACGGCGATTTACCCGCTTTCGGTGTTGCCGTTAGTGTGGTCGCAGTTGCGCCGAGCTGTGCGTCTTCTGGCTGTGTTGCAAAATACACGTCGCCTGCATCTTCCAGATATGGGACTTCGAACAGCGTACCACCAGCGGCAACCGCAATACCTGTCTTATCCGCATACGGCATCTCGTCTACAGCTTTACCAAGGATGGATTCATCTTCCAGGTGGATAGCTCCTTCAGCCGAGCCTGATACACGTTTGTACTGTACGACGCGGCGCGCCGGAACGTCTGTTACTGTGAAAAAGCCTGCCATATCATAACCCCTTCAGGTAGTCGGCCACTCGCTTATCGAGGTCAGCCATCTGTTGTAGTGTAAGCGGGCGGCCGAAGCCGTCAACGGAAATTACGCGGAACTCTTCCGGGCTGATGCCAGCGTTACGGAATATTTTACCACGTACCGGGCCTAAAGCCTCGTCCACGAACCAGGCCGGTTGTTGCTTCAGGAAGTCGTAATAGGTTGTGCTCGCGTCAACCTGCGTCCCACCTTCAGCACCCCTGGCTGCACGTTTAGCGCCAGCGTCCAGGAAGTCGTATTCTGAACTGATTACGGGAGCTGTACTCGACCGACAATTAGCGTGCGCCGGTGGCAGCGGGCCTTTACCAATCTCGTACTTCTGACCGTCACGACTACGGCATATAGTCGAGGTCCGGCTATCCAGGGTAGATACCCATTCGTATTTCTCTACGATGTCGCTGTTCTTCTTGTACGTCGTTTCGCGCGCCTGGGTCGATACGTGGTTCAGCGCCGTGCGAATTACGGTTGCCGCGTTCCGCTGGCTGATGTCGGCCAGGCCGCCGGGGCCTACGACTTCCTTCACAATCTGGCGCGTCGTCTTGCCCTGCACGAAGCCCATCTTAACGCCGGTGACGAGACGGCTTATCTCCGTGCCGCCCCATCCAGCCATCATACCGAACAGGTCGGCGGGTTTATCATTCAGCGCCAGTGGATTCCACTTAACCGCGGACCAGACCTGTTCTGGCGACGGTGTGACAAACTCGGCATCGACGTTTGCAGTAAGCGTCTTTGTCGTCCAGTTGGCCTCGTATTCGGCCAGCGACTGTAAGTCCTCTGTCAGCTTGTCCTGCCAGTTCGTAGTTATGCCGTCAAGGATGTCCTCCAGGTCGCGCAACAGCTTTTCCAGGTTCTGCCGTGTGCGGTTGTCGTCACCGAACTGGAGAACCTGCTTACGCACCTCGTCACGCATCTGCTGGACGAAAGGCTCCAGCTCATTAACCTCATGCGAGGCGTTGCGCTGGAGCCAGACCTGGTGGCTGATGAAAGCGGAAATTAGGCTCATGAGGTAAGTAACCCAACCAAATAGCCAACAATAAGACAAATGAAACCAGTTAATAAAATAGCGTCAATCATACGCACCACCACATGTAAAGAGTGACCGCAATCGCGGCCACGGTGAATATTTTAAACTCGGTTCTGGTCATTCACATTACCGCCGTTCTGTTGGTCCGGCTGGTTTGCATTGGCCGGGATATCGCCGGTTACAGTCGTCGCACTCGGCAGCGGCTGGTCGGCGATTGCATTCATGATATCTTCATCCGTCCAGTCAGTCACGCCAGCTTTACGCAGGGCCGCATAGTAGGCAGTTGCCGGTAGGTAGCCCGCGTTGACATCGGCAACCCACGCGGCGCGGTCCTGTGCGGTCATCGGCTGGAGGAAGAAGTCCATATTCAGCTTGAACTCAATTTCCACGCCTTCACGCAGGCCCATCATAGCGGCGACCCATTTCAGCGCGTCGGTGTATGCCATGCTGACGTTGCGCGCGATGGTCGCCATAACAGACGTATCCGCGCCACGCTGGAGGCGGGCAGATTCAGCGGTAATCTGCTGCGTCGGCGTGATTAGCTGTGCCCCAATCTGAATAGCCTGCGTTTCCTTGTCCAGCATGTTCTGCTTGGCAAGGTTATTAGCTTCAGCCTGGACAAGCTTAACATCACCGCCAAAGCCTCCGTTGTGGCCTGTGCGACTGCCCATCCTGACACCGTTGGGGTTGGCCTCTTTCCACGCGGCGTTACTCATATCCTGCCCAGGGAAGATAAACAGCGTCGGCTGGCCCACAACGAAGCTGGATTCCTCGTTATCCGCGCTGTTGCGGAAGTGGCCAATGTTCAGTTCAGCCAGCGGCAGCAGCGGCGCATCATCGATAGTTGCATCGTTATTGCTCGCACCGATGAACGTGAACGGAATTTTACCTTCTAACTGCGGCCCCAGGTTCGGGTAAATCGTCTCAACTGGTTCCGCGTCGCCGCCAGATGCCTTGAACTTATACAGGCGCTGGCGGTACTTACCATTCTCGTCCAGGTCAAGCACGCGATACTGTTCGCCATATTTCACGACAAACTCGTCATCCGATTCGTAGTATTCCCAGACCTCACGCAATACAATCATCACGACGCGGTTCACCGAGCCGAAGCGCTTCATGCGCCAGTTGATGATGTTCTCCGCCGTGTAGAATGCGATGACCGGGTTTAATAATCCTTCGTTCTGCTCGGCAGCCGTTGCCGCAGCCGTCTCTGGAGCGTCCACCAGCAGGCCGCCACGCCCGACAGAGTCAACCTCCATCAGCGTATCCTGCGCGTGCTGCCACAGGCCGACACCAGAACCGTCGCAGTTACGCAGCAGGTACTCCAGCTCATTCGGAATAATCTGTTCCGGGTCTTTACGCATGACGCTGCCGACCATGCCCGACAGGGTGCGCTTGGTGAAGTTGTAGCAGATAGCGCCCTGCTCATACTCAGCCTGACGCGCCTCGCCATATTTCGGGTCTGGCTCGTTCAGGCCTACATTGCGCAGGTAGCTGATAAGGTCGCCCGCAACAGCGTTACGCACCTTCTTCCATTTCTCGAAGTGGAATTGCCACTCGCGGTGTTTTGTTCTTACGCTGTTGTCGTTTGCCATCAGCTTAATCTCTTAGTTAAAGGGCGAAAGATACAGGAATGTTGATAACCGGACGGTTAACCGGGAATAGCCTGTGCATACAATAACCCAGACTGTCGGCCCAGTCATCAATTGCCGGGTGAGTGTTGAACTTCTCTGGCTCGCCTTTGTCGTTGTAACCCTGAGTCTCCAGCGCCTGAGTAGTTTTAGGGCACTTCTCAATGTTGACCGCAAGGCGGCGATGAGACAACAGAGAATTAACGGCGTTAACACGGTCGCGGACATAAGGGTTCTTGGCTGGGGCTTCTACGCGTAAGCCAGCCTGCTCAATCAGGCCAATATCTGACACCGTGGCGTTAGTGCGGCCGGCGCGTCCAGAGGCATCCGGGTAAACCGTTACGTCGTGGTTGCCGTAGCGCACTCTGACGTTGTTGATAAAGTCACGGGTGTCATGGCTTACAAACTCATCAACGGCAACGGGACCTTCGTCATCCAGCACGAACACCACAGCACAACAGCCACCGATATTGAAGTCCAGACCAATGTGTAGGCGGTCGCCAGGCTCGATAATCATATCTGTGCCATGAGTATCGCGACCGAAATAGTGATACACCTTATTCGCCGTCAGGCTGACGAATTCGCCGTTGATGTACATCTCGGCCAGCGCGGCGTCGTAGTTGGCACGAATCTGGTCTACGTAGCCATCGGGCAGGTACGGATTGGACAGTGTGGATGCTTTAATCAGTTCGGTAGAGTCGTCGGCACGAGTGACCCAGCGGTCGTATACGAAACCAGAATAACCCTGGTCAGGTGTCGTTACGGCGGCGATGGAGTTTGGCAGTTTGCTAGGCTGGCGGGTACGCTCGGAAATCTTACGCCACACCAGATTCGCCTGTTCTTTGGTCAGGACGTCCAGCTCATCGGCAACCGAATGCGCTACCTCGAACGCGATGAGGCGGTCGGGGTTATCATAGGAGCGGAAGAAGATAGTCCCCATGCCTTTTATGCTGACCGCGTAATCTGATTTGTTCAGCGAATACTTCAGACCCAACATGTTAAGGTCATCCAGCACACCAGGGATGGCACGCAGCTTCAACAGGTCGTAGGTAGGCATGGTGTAAAGCGTATTGATACCGGGGTTATCCAGCATCAACAGAATCAGTCGCATCGTCGCAGCACGTGACTTACCTGCACCGAGTCCGGCCACGATTGCCGGGTGGGGCTTCTCACTGAAGACGAAAGCCGCCTGCGGGTCAGTTAATGGCACGTCCATTATTCAGTACCCGGCTTAACGGCTTTAACGATACGGATTTCAAGAGGTTTGTTTTCCTCTTCTGGCTCTTTCTCTACTCGCCAGTCATGTTTAACCTGCATGAAGGTATTCATCATGCTTGTGCCGATGCCAGCGGCCCCAAGCTCAATAACAAAAGCCTGCTGTAACCCACGCGCGGTCTGGTATGCGTCCCGAAAATCAGGGTAGCGCGCTTGCCAGTCATCCAGAGTGCGGCTATGTACGCCGATGCTGTAACACCAGCGCTCTATGGTTGGGATTTTGCTCTTAGGAACAGCCTTGGCGCTGCCTTTAGAGTCGATATTAATATCCCACGATTCCGGCGCGGCGAAATATTCGATAATCGACTGGCAGTATTCAGGGCGGTAGTTAGTCGGGCGGCCAAAGACGTAGCCCTCCGGCTTTTCCTTGTCGCCTGTTTTACGTGCTGGCGTCACACCGGCAACGCCTTTCGGCTTAGCCTTGCCAATCTTCATGGGGTAAATCTCCTGTCTGATGCGGTTATGACCATCATAACGCATGAGACGCGCCCAGCGCACCTCTGAGGGGATTATATAGCGAGATATTGACAAAGGCAAAAGAAGCCCGCCCATGTGCGGACAGGATGGTTTATTGGCGCTCTAATAACTTAGCTACCAACGCAGCGGAGGCAGCAGATATAATTTGAGCGTGCCACAGTTCTTTTTGTGGGTACGCCAGTTTACTCGAACCAACGGATGTCGACACACCGGTTGTTATCTTAGCGCGCATCAAATCAATCAGGGTCAGTAGCTGCCGCTCATCCCCGGATTCCAGCACCAGGCGCACCAACGTTTCGTATTCGGCGTTCTTCTCATCTACAGGATTTTGCCGGATGCCGCAGCATCGGCACGCTTTCATTTCACTCATAACCCGTTCGCCCTCTCCGTCTTAGTTACGCCACGGCGAGTATACAGCACCGGGCTGGTTTTCTGGTGCGTCATCAGACGACCATTATAGATTACGTGCTTCTCGCAGCCGGTGTCGAACCGGTACTTTGCGATAGTCAACTCGCTAAGGCCAGTCTCGCGGCAGCACTGAGCCATGTTGCCGTGTTTAGCGATAAGTTCCGGGATGCTGGTCATAGCCACCACCCTATTTCCTTAAGCGCCAGGATGACCAAGGGCGCACTGAGAATTGTTACCATGATGATGTTA